ACCCTATAGGGAATGGTGGGCGGCGCGGCATAGGGGCGATTCCGGCCCGGCACGGGGCATGCATGGCGGATGGTTCCGGGGGGTTTCCCGCACGCATTATTAATTAATAACACGGGCCTGGAATGCACCAGCAACGAAAAAGCCCCCGAAGGGGCTAGTTGGTTGGCGGTGGCTGGGCGGAGGCTGGGCGGAGGCTAGTACACCAAGCCGCGAAGGACTAACTCCTCTGCCCCGTAAACTTTCGATTCCCCACAGCTGTCACAGACATAACGTGTGGCATCCGGTTCAACTCCCGACTGAATTTCCCCGCAAGCAAGGCAGAACCCGTCGCCATCTTCATCCATTTCAGTAGCCTCTGCCAGGGAAGGCTTCCATTGGGTTTTGCCGCTTTTGGATGTGTATTGCCGTGCCATGCTATTTGCCCTCCCAGCCAATAGTCCAGGCCCACTTCTTCCCGTCGAAAGTGGCCTCGCCATTCGCATATTCAAAAATCGCAATATGCACCTTCGACGGGAACGCCCCCCGTTCAATAACCCGGCTGGACAGCAGCGGGCCGGATTTGTCGTAAAACTCGGACATTGTGTTAATTACTTGTGGCATGGTAGGGTTTCCTATTGATGACGAAAGATCAATTCGATTAGTGCGATTAGTGCCAGTAGGCATTCAATCAGATAAAACATTGTGCAAACCCCCGGCGCATTGTCCGGGGGCGTGTGCTGTTAGTCGGCGAACTTGTCCAGCAATGCATCGGTGTCGATTTTGGAATCCTTCGCCGGGCGGAGTTCGTCCATTTTCGCCACAACCTTCGGAGCCTTGCGGAGCGCTTTCACCTCGTCATCTGTGAGGGAATCCAGCTTGGCACGGATAACCTCCTCGGGCTTGTTGTGCAACGCCATGAGCGCCCGGACCAACAAACCGATATTACCCCCTCCGGTACCGTCGCCGCGAATCTTGTTCCAGGTGCCGTCGGGGCTAGTGATACGGTCGTAGATTTCCCGCACGGCATCATACTTGTCGTCAATAGTGGCCGGGAGGCCCGTATCGGTGTTTCGAGCGATTGCGGCAGCGTCAACCAGCTTTTGCTTCAGGCCATGCAACAGGGCGGCATCCGTGATCTGGCGCGATAGATTATAGCTATCAACGGTCAGAATTTTGCCGTTGGCAAAAGTGAGCGTGAGCATAGTGCCTTCGATTGTGGCAGCAACGGCAGCGGGTTTGGCGGTAGGTTCGGGTTTGGCCATGATGGATACTCCAATTTAAGGTTAACGATAACGGGCGGTATTGCCCCATATGCCGACTCGGTGGAATCGGCATATAGAGAGTGCCGGGGGCCGCTATATGGTGTATTGGACCACTTGATAGTCAATTCGTGTGGCCGGTGCATGCTCGGTGGCCGACAGGATTGCTGCCCATGCATCCGCCTCGGTGTCAAACACGCGGGTTTTATCGGCCTCGTCCCGGACTAGTGCCCAGGTTGGCACATAGAGCGGGCTATAGACGGTGCGAGGGGTTTTGCGTTTGGTCATTTCAGTTTTCTCCATTGTTGGCACTATTGCCACGCAAGCCCGCTATTCCGAACGGGCTAGCATTGCATTAGTAGCAGAATCCGCCGCAGTCGAGACCCAGGGCGCGGGCATCGGAGCGAATGGCGTCATATGTCACATAGCCGTTCCCTCGGAGCGTTGGGGCGCTTACCGTAAACACACTAGCAGCATACTTTTCAGCATATCGGATTGCTTGGGATAGTGTAGTGTAGAGTCGCGGCACACGGACCTCAGAGCTATAGGTGTCCTGCTTTGTCAGGATGCGCCCAGCAACGGTAGCTAGGATGTAGTATTTGCGTGTGGTCATTTGTGGCTCCAATTAATTAAACGATGGGACATCATAGCATTGCCTCAATGTCAATACCCTACGACAATCGCATGTTGCGTATCGATGGCGGCGCGTGCCTCATTGTAGTCGCTATACGTTGTTTGGATGTCGGCATGCTCCCACATATCATAGCCCTCGGCGTCGGTGCATGTAATTACATAGTCACTCGGCGCACGTTCCGTGACGGTCATCACATAGTCACTAGTGCGGCGCTCATATACAATGTTAGCGGTGTGTGTCATTTGGGACTCCATAATTAATTGGTATGACTAGACTATAGCATACTTTTCCGCGATTGCAATCCCCCTAGTAACTATTTTAGAGTAGTCACTCTAATCCATTGTAGTGATTGCGTGTTGGCTCCGCCGTTACATGGTAGACACTATGCGGGCGAGGGAGCGATTGCGAATGAGTGTGTGCCATGCGGTGCCGTGCACTCTCCACCGCCTCGCGCCCCTATCAACTCACAACCCCCATTGCCGCCATGCTAGTCGCCGCCATTGCCATGCCGCCACGCTCCCATATAGTTATCCCCATGCACGACGGCAGTTATCCACAATCGTAAGCCGGCCGTAAGGTTTGTAACATCGCAGCACCCCGAGCCTCCGACCCCAGGGGGGGGGGGAAATCGAGGGAGGAAAATAATTGCTTCATTGCACCGCTCAGGATTTTTGCAAATTTTTCACAAGGTCGCAGGCACTGGCGCGAGCGTGGTAGTGGTTAGTAACGGCGGAGCAGGGGGTGGCGCGGAATTTTTTTTTGAAAAAATTTTCTGAAGGTTTCTCGCGCGTATTAAGGAATAGTAATGCGCGTGCATAACACATAGCGAACACCCAGCCTGACGCTTGTACTCTGTCCGGCAATAACGGACAATGGGACTCTCTCAACTACTAAGGAGCGCCATGCGCTTAATGACTACTTCCCAGATGTGGCAGGCACTGGAGGAACACCGGGTAATAATGTGTGGAATTACGGCACGCCTGTCCCGGCGACCAGGGGAATCCGCAGATGTGCTCGGAAAGCGGATCACAAGGCTGAAGAAACTGGCCGCACGCCAGGAACGCAAGATGCAAACCCTCGAACGCCACTTGGCCCTGCGGGAGGCTCTCTGGAAATGACCAAGTTCGCCATTACCCCGTCTGCCCCGCTAGGCACTGTCTCCGAGCACGAACTCTACTCTGCAATCGAGCTCTTCAAGCAACAATACTTCAAAGCCCGCAGCGAAGCCGGGATTACCTACCCACAGGCCTCTGTGGAAGACCTCGTTGCGATCATCGGACAGGCACTGGATGTTTTTGTCAAGGAAGGTACCGTGAGCCTCAAGGCACTGATCGACGCCTACGCGGAACTCGCTGGGCATGACCAGCGCTGGGCCGACCGGACCTACCGCAATGCGCAGGAAAACAAGATCGGGCTTGTCCTGGATCAACTCAACTCCCACACGGTGTTGCAGTGGCTCGCTGAGACTGAACTGCTCACCCCGACGCATACCGCGGCACTGCGAAAGCAGCCCTTGTACAACGTCGTGCAGACCTTGTGCCAAAACGCTCGCGTGGCTGTTGTGATGACGTCGCTGCGCACGGATATTGACAAGTTGCAGCAAGCCAACACTGAAAAGCACATTACGATTCGGCAGTGCCAAGCCCAGATCGAGCAGCTCCAAGTGCAAGGCGCGAGCCTGCAAGCCCAGCTTAACGCACTCACCGGGCGCGTCGATGTGCTCGAAGAAACCCCGCCGACAGTCGCTGTCCATGCCTGGCAAGTCGAAGCCATGCGACTCCGGGGGCAAGATCTTCCTGTGCGTGAGGTCGCGGCCCGCGTTGGGAAGGGGAAGTCGGCAGTTGCGGAATTCCTGAAGCGAATGGGGGTGTGACACCGGACAATGAACACCCAAAAGCTATTATTTATAGGGATTTTGGGTGTTTTTGTCCGGCCGGACAACGAATAAAAACCGGACAAGATTCCTCGCGCGCATTAAGGATTAATAACCCGCGCCTAAAACCCCGACGTAGGCGGCGAGCCTGCACTGCCCCGCCGCCCCACTTCACCCATCCCCAGCACCTTGCAGCTACCGCGACAGTCCTGGCGGTACGCCCTACAGCTATTGCCCCCCTCCCCGCGAGCGCCCTGCTCTTGTTATTGTAGGGCCGCTGGCCCCTTGCAAACTGGTGGCGCGCCGTCTCCGACGGCGAACTCGTGACAGCGCCTGCGTTGACCGGGGGCACCTGCTTCGCTATTATTACTTTCGGTGAGGTTGCTAGGCACCTGCAGGTCATACGATCAACAACGCGCAGGCTCATGCCCCCAACCTCGCCCTTCGCTGCAACGAGCAACGGCAACAAGTAATAGGAGGCCCGCAATGGCAAATGATTTAAAGAAAGTCGGCTACAGTCACGACGCGATGATCGACCTGATCATGCAAGACCCGACTGTAACTTCGAGCGAGTTGGCTGAGGTCTTCGGCTACAGCCAGGGCTGGGTCGCTCGCATTCTCGCAAGCGACAGCTTCCAAGTCCGCCTTGCCCAGCGCAAGCAATCACTGTTGGACCCCATCATCGCCCGCAGCTTGAACGACCGCCTGCGGGCAGTTGCTATTCGCAGCATGGACGTTATCGAAGAAAAGCTCGCTGCCGAACCCAGCGCCGCCTACGCGATGGACGCACTTGAACTTGCCACCCAAGGCCTTGGAGTTGTAAGTGGCTCTCAGCGCTAGGGCACAGAAGCTGCTCGCGGCACAGGTCGCGGCGCGGCACGGCGGTACGCCGGGGGCCACCACTTCGCCTGCTGCTTCGCCTTCCTCCTCTGCTATCAAGGACATCCCTATCAGCCTCGCTGGCCTCGACGCGCTTATGGCCAGCGAGCAAGATCTTGCTGCGGCTACGAACAGGGGGCTCGCCGCTAGCGCGGGGCCGCAGGCCGATACCGAAGGCCAACAACTTTCAGCTTTGGTGCGGGAAGCCTACAACGATCAGCCAAGCAAGGCAGCTGCTCCCACGGGCAGCCCCGTCTCCGCTGCGCCTGCTGCCTCGAGTTCACTGATCGCGGCTCCCGCACCTTCTTTACCCGCACTGCCTGCACTGCCAGTCGCTGGCCGGCTGCTGTACAGCCCAAAGGCAATGGTCGACTTGATGATCGCGCGCCCCGATTACAGCCACGCGATGCTCTGCGCGCACTTCGGGCGCCCGGCCTCGTGGCTCGCGACTGTTCTAGCAAGTGAAAGCTTCCAGTCAGCCCTCGACGGACGCCGTGACGAGGTTGCGGACCCGTCACTCACCGCAACCTTGCACGAACGCTACAAGGCTCTCGCGATTCGCACTTCCAACGTGATGATGACGAAGCTGGACTCGCCAGAGGCGACTGACTTCATGGTCTTGAAGGCCGGTGAAATCGCCATGAAAGCCCTCGGGATGGGGCAGAAGCACACCGCAGGCGAACCTGCAAAGCCTGCCGAACCCGCGCCAGCCCAAGAATCCCTGGCGGAGCGCCTTATGCGGATGATGGACGAGCGTGACGGGAAGCGCACCGTGGATGTTGACGCTGAGGACGTGACCCCAAATGGAGATGTGTAACATGACAAATGCAATTAACACTTGGTTCGATGCCCACTTCCAGGGGCGGACTTTCACTGGCCCGGCCGCCAACCACTTTGAGCTTCCAGAGCAGCACTTTGTCACCGGGCAGCCTTCACTCAAGCGCTATGCCTACAAAGCGTACGGACTGCGTACCCGAGGGGGTCCTGAGAGCTATGACGCCTTGGCAACGCTCATGAGCCGCCGTCTCTGCCATTGGCGGGATGACTTACTTGCCAGGGGGCCATGGCAGTTGCTGCGTCTGTTCTGGCGGACTCGTTGTGAGTTTCGGACAGAAACTGTCATTGACTATGGCGCTGTGTGGATGGGCAAAGAAACCTGGCAGGATGCAGGGCAGCCACTGCCGCCACATGGCGTAGAATATCACGACCTCACAGACACCTTTCGTTTTCGGGATGGGCAGCATCAGGAATCCTGCTGCTACTTGCGTTTTGCCCTCGTGCCAGAGGTTGACACTTCCGAACTGTTTCTTAAAGTGGAAGGCTCTCCGGCTGTGGAAGCTTTTTTCTGATGGCAACATCTAGCAGCCAGACCGTCCCATCAGGCATCCTCAATGCAAAGCTCATTGAGGGCTTTAGCTTGATGTACATGCAGAAAGGATTTGACGATGCAAAACCTACACCAGAGTTTCACCGGGAAGGCTGGCGACTCTACAGCAGCAACGTTGAAAAAGCCTGCGTCATCGCCCCTCGCGGTCATGCCAAAAGCTCTGCACTCACTCATGTCTACTGCCTGGCATCAGTGCTATTCCGCGCAGAATCCTACGTCATCCTCATTAGCACAAATGAAGAACTGGCCATCGAGCATCTTGGGGACATCACCAGGGAGCTTACGGAGAATGAAGAGATGATCCGCGACTTCGAGATTTCGAAGTTCGTCACGTTGTCGAAAACTGAAATCATTGTGGAGTTCAAGGATGGCCATCAGTTCCGTATCCTCGCTCGCGGCTCCGGCCAAAAGCTCCGCGGTCGTAAGTGGCGTGGTATGCGCCCTGGCCTTATCATCTGTGATGACTTGGAAGACGATGAGCAGGTCGAGAACAAGGAACGCCGCGATAAGTTCCGTCGCTGGTTCAACCGCGCTGCTATTCCTGCCCTACGACGAGGGGGTAAGATTCGGGTCCACGGTACTATCCTTCACGAAGACAGCCTTCTGGCGCGCCTCCGTAAGAACAAAGAGTGGCACGTTCGTTTCTACCGCGCACACAAGTCCTTTGATGACTTTAGCGAAATCCTGTGGCCAGAGCAATTCACGGAAGATGTTCTGCGAGGCATTCGACAACGCTACATCGAGGACTTCGACAGTAACGGCTACTCGCAAGAGTACCTAAACGACCCGTTCGACAACAGTGAAGCCTACCTGAAAAAGGAATGGTTCAAGGAAATGTCCGACGAGGACTTCGAACTCGACATCCAGACTGCCGTGGGCGTGGACTTCGCCATCTCCAAGGCCGACAAGGCCAATCGCACTTCCTTCACCATTGGTGGCACCCCGGCAGATAATCGCCTCTTGATAGTAGGTCAACGCGTCGACCGCTGGGCAATCGACGAGACCATCGACCAGTTCTTCCTGCTCCAGGAAGCCTACGACCCTAAGGTTTTCTACGTTGAGGACGGCGTGATCTGGAAGGCTATTGAACCCATCCTGAACAAAGAAATGGCCACTCGCAACCAGTGGCTGTTCTGCGTCGCCCTCAGCTCCTCCAAGGACAAAGCTGTTCGCGGTCGCAGCTTGCAAAAGCGAATGAAAGCTGGCAATGTCTACTTCGACAAGCAAGCCTCGTGGTACCCTGCGTATGAATCAGAGCTTCTCCGCTTCACTGGCTACGGCGAGGCCCGCCTGGATGACCAATTCGACTCCACCACTATCCTCTCGCGGGGGCTTGACACTGCCCCGATCCTGGACGAGGATGATTTCGCTACCGACGAAGAGCTGTCGTTTCGAGAGCAGGCCCGCGCTGCGGAGTCCTCCCACGACGGCCGTTCTGACATAACCGGATACTAAGATGCACACTGCAACTGCAATTGATTTGAACAAGACCCCTCTGAAGCTCGCGGACATCGTGAAGATGCCGAATGTAGCGAAGGCGCTGTCGCCGGAAGAACTTGCCTACTACGGCACACTGGCAGTTGATGGCTATGAGGCCGATCGCCAGACCCGCACGGACTGGGAGCTGCGAAATGCGAAGGCTATTAAGCTGGCGCTGCAGTTGGTAGAGCAGAAGTCCTTTCCCTGGACTGGTGCGAGTAATGTGAAGTTCCCGCTTGTGACAATCGCGGCACTGCAGTTCCTTGCCCGCATCAGCACTCTCACTGGGGGCCGCGAGTTGGCGAAATTGGAAGCCTGGGGCGCTGACCCCAAAGGTGAAAAGGCCCAGCGTGCAACCCGCATCGGCTCGCATATCTCGTATCAGCTGCTGGAGCAAAACCGCAACTGGCTCGATGACGACGAACAGGCCAAGTTCAGCGCCTCGCTCCTCGGCTGTGCGATCAAGAAATCCTACTACGATGGTGTCGAAGGCGCCAACCGCAGCGAGTACGTTCCGATCATGAACTTCGTGGTGGATTACTTCTGCAAGGACTTGTCCAAGGCGCAGCGTGCGACGCAGTACATGGATATGTTCTCGAATCAGATCGAGGAAAACGTCCGTCGCGGTCGGTATCTGCCGATGCTGGATGACGCCGAGCCGCCAGCGATGTCGGTGAGCGAAAACGCCAGTCTCAAGACCACAAGCGATGAGGTCGCGGGGTTGTCTCGGCAAGTGAATGACCGCCTGCGGCCGTATGCGATCTTGGAACAGCATTGCTGGCTCGACCTCGACAACGATGGCTATGCAGAACCCTATGTAATGATTGTACGTTACGATACGAAGCAAGTCCTGCGCATCGCGGCGCGCTTCTTCGACGAGGGCGATGTCTTCCGTGCCCACGACGCGCAGATCCGGGAACTCGACGCGAAGGCCAAAAAGGAAGGTCTGGAGCCTGCCCTGCGCAGTGCCTATGAGAAGGAAGCGCAGCGACTGGAACGCCACCCGGACAACAAAATCGTGCGGATTCTCCCCACGGAGAACTTCACCCGGTATCTGTTCATCCCCGCGCCCGATGGCGGCTTCTACGGGCTGGGCCTTGGCGCTCTCCTGGGACCAACGAACGCCGCAGTCGACACACTCATTAACCAGATCCTCGATGCAGGTCGCATGCTCACGACGAGTGGCGGTTTCCTGGGTCGTGGGGTGAAGATCAAATCGGGTAAGCAGTCGTTTGACCCGTTTGAATGGAAGCCGGTGGATGGCAGCGGTGATGACCTGCGGAAGAACATTGTGCCGCTGCCAGTGAATGCGCCGCCGGATATTCTGTTTCACTTGCTGGGCTTGCTCATAAGCTACGGCGAGAAAATCGGCAGCGCGACCGATGCAATGACTGGCGTTGCCCCTGGGCAGAACACTCCCGCTGAAACCTCCCGTAACACGCTTGAACAAGGCATGATGCTGTTCAGCGGGATTTACAAACGCATGTACCGTGGCTTTGGCGAAGAGCTGCGGAAGATGTACGAACTCAATCGCTGGTACATCAAGCAAAGTCCCGATTTCGAGTCTTTGGTGAGCGGCGAAGGCGCCTTGTTCGCGCGCGATGACTACGACGGCAATGCGATGCGGATCTTCCCCAGCGCCGATCCCACCGCAGTCTCCCCGACGCAGGTGCAAGCCAAGGCGAAGCTGGTGTTTGATGTCGCCACGCAACGGCCAAATGGCTTTAACCAGTATCTGGTAGTGAAGCGGCTCTTGGAAGCTCACGACGTGCCTTCGATTGACGAAATCTACCCCGATCCACAAGGCCCGAACGCGATCAAACCCATCCCCAACCCCAAGATCGAAATCGAAAAGGCCAAACTGCAACTGGCCGGCCAGAAAGAACAAAACGCACAGCAACGTCACGAGCAGGAAACCCAGCTCGCTGTCGTGGATCTGAAACGCGAAATGGCCCTGGCCGATGCAAAGATCACGGAACTCCAGGCCAAGGCCACAAAGGAACTTGCCGATGCGCAAGGCGTAGAAACCGGGCACATGATCGCACTGATCGAGGCCCAACTAGGTGCGGCGAAAGCCCAAAAGGAGGGCGTGCAGAAGGCATTGGATATGCTGCTGCGCGCTCATGGTGATAGTGAAAATCGAAAGCTGGCAACAGCGAAGTTAACACAAGGAAACAGTAATGAGCCAAAACCTCAGCCCCAGTGATTGGGATCAGTGGGCGCGAAGCCCAGGCACGCAGGCGTTCGTCGCGCTTTTGCGAGAGACACAGCAAGAAACGATGGAGCGCTGGGCACTAGGCTCGTTCGTCGGGGAAGATCCTGTCACGACGGAGCGACTGAACACGCAAGCGCTGTCGCAATTGGACATGCTGCGTCAGGTCATGCAGGATATTGATGACCGCAAGATTATCAATGAACTGGGGGAATGAGGATGACTGATCTGACACTTGACCGCGCACAAGGCTGGCGCGCACGCAAAGGGCCGCAGGCCGAGAACAAATCCGGCTTCCGGGCTTGCGGCCATCGCATCTTGTTGCTGGGCGCACAGAAGGAAGAAACCTCTGCCGGTGGCATCTTGCTGGTGAAAAAGACGCAGGACCAAGACCAGCAACACCAGGTCTGGGCAACGGTTGTGGAAATCGGCTATGACGCCTGGGCTGACAAAAGCACAGACTTCTGCGACGTCGGCGACCGCGTTCTCGTCGGGCAGTACACTGGCAAGTTCCACGAAAGCACCGTCGATGGCAAGACCTATCGCTTTGTGCAGGATCTGGACATTATCAGCCCCTTAGCCACGAGTGAATAATTCTAGGCCCGTATTATTAATTATTAACGCGGGCCTAAAACCTACCCCAAACCCCAAGGAATTACATGCCAAACCCTAACAACCAACAAGCTGCTGGCACCGGGCGCTCAGCCGCTGAAGTCGAAGCCGAACTCGCTTCCATCGACGAAGCCGCCCGTGAGCAGGTGATCGCGCAAGCCCAAACCGATGGCGAAGCCTCCGGCACGGGCAAGCCCGCCACCCCGCGCGAACCCGACTACGAATACGAAGCCCGCCGCAAAGGCTGGAAGCCCGAATCCGACTACACCGGCCCCGAAGGCAAGTGGGTCGATGCCAAGACCTTCGTCGAACGTGGCGAACGCTTCACCAAGAAGCTCGAAGGCGAAATCGCCACTCTGAAGCAACAAGTCGCTGCGTTCGAAGGCACCAAAGCCCAATTCCGCAAGTTCTTCGACGACCAAATGGCGAAGCGTGACGCCGAACACACTGAGGCCATTCGGACCTTGCGCACCCAGTACACCCAGGCTGTGCGCGAAGGCGACGACGACTTGGCCGTGGAACTCGAAGACCGCATCGCAGCCACCCGCGAACGCCAGGCCACTCTCAAGGCCGAAGCCAAGGAAGCCGCTGCCGACCGCGCCGACCCCCCTACCACCGGCGAAGCCACTGCCCCGCACCAAGACCCCGTCCTCCTGGCCTGGATTGACGAAGGCAACGACTGGTTCCGCGACGACGAAGTCCTCACCAAGCACGCCATCGCCGTGGGCAAGACCCTGCGCTCCGGCGGCGAAAAAGCCATTGGCCGGAAGTTCCTCGAAATCGTCAAGGAACAGGTCATGTCGGACTTCCCCCGCCGCTTCAAGCCTTCCGCAGCCACCACGCGCCAGTCTGCCACCGAGGGTGCCGGGCAGCAAGGTTCTTCCCGCGATGCAACCTCTGGCTATAATGGCAAAACTGAACGAGACCTGCCACCGGAAGACCTCAAGATCATGCGCGAGCTGGTCAAAGATGGTGTCTACACCAAAGAGCAGTTCCTTAAGTCTTACTTCACAAGAAATGGTCGTTAATATGTCCGATACTAAGCAAACCCCCCAAGCACTCCAAGCGGATGCTTCTGCCAACGATCGCTTTGCCCGAGCCAAACAGGCCCGCGAAGCAGCTATTGCGAAACGCGACAGCGCCCGCGAAAAAAACGGTGCGCAACGCGAACGCGAACCAGACCTGGGCGGGCAGCGCCTCAAGATGTCTGTTATCGGCACGATTCCTGGCTACCATATGTACTGGGAAAATGACGAGGACGGCAAAATTGAAGAGCTGCTGTTCGAAGGTTTTGACTTTGTCGAGCCTGGTGAAGTTCGCCGCGGCAGTGACTTGGTCGCAGACATGGATTTGACAAACCGGATCAGTCGTTACGTTGGTCGCCGGGCAGACGATAGTCCCCTGCGTGCCTACCTGATGAAGTGCCCGGATGAGGTATGGGAAGCCCGAGAAGCATCGCGCCAGCGCCAAGTCAATGACTGGGACGAGCAGATTCGCAACGGGCGGATGAAGCCGCAGGAAGGTCAGTACTTGCCCAAGGGCATCGACAACCGCCTTGCGACAAACTCGAAGGTTTAACTTTTTCAAAGGAGCCTGTTAAATGGCAAACATCGTACAACCGAAGGGCTTTGTCCCTTCGCGGTACCAAAACGCGAACGCCTACAACGGCGGAAGCAATGTCTACTACATCCCGTCGTCTGACGGCAACCAGTTCAACGTCGGCGATGCGGTGAAAACTGCAGCTGGCGGCGACGCAAACGGCATCCCGGCAGTTACCAAAATCACCAACGGCACTGACGCTGTCCGCGGTGTCATTACTGGCGTGCTGCCGGCAGGCCTGGCCAACCCCTCGCTCGTGGGCACGAATCTGGACCTCACCATCCAGAACATCCCTGCGACGAAAACCAAGGCGTACTACGTCCTGGTTGCGGATGATCCAGATCTGCTGTTCGAACTCGCTGACGACGGCCTCAACGCCCTCACCGCAACGAGCTGCAACAAGAACGCGTCCTTCACCGTTGCGAACCCGACCTCGCCTGCCCAGAACTCGGCCACCGTGCTGAACACCGGCAGCATCGGCACGGCCAACACGCTGAACCTGAAGCTTATCGGCCTGGTGCAGAAACCAAGCAACGCCTTCGGTGCTAACGCGCTGTGGCTTGTGAAGTTCAACCTGCACGAGTTCAACAGCCCGACAGTCGGCATCTAAGCATTTTCGTTTTCACAATTCAATAAGGAGTATCTGTCATGGCAGGTCCTGTAAATACTGGTTCATATCCCAAGGCCCTATGGGAAGGCGTCAAAGCCTGGTGGGATTCCGCAGCCTCGGCTGCACCGCAATTCTCTCCGCTGTTGTTCAAGAAGGAAACTTCGACGAAGAACTACGAAGAGTATGTGCAAAGTGTCGGCCCGGGCATCGCGGTTGTGAAGCCCGAAGGTCAGCCGATCTCTTACGACGGCATGCAACAAGGCTTCATCACTCGCGGTACCAACGTGGCGTATGGCCTGGGCATCATCACCACGCACGAGGAGTTGAAGGACAACTTGTACATGAAGTTGACCAAGAACCGCGTGATGAAGCTGCGCCGCGCGTTCGATGAAACTCGCAATATTAACGCTGTGAACGTGTACTCGCGTGCATTCAACAGCGGTTATGTCGGCGGTGATGGCGTGAGCTTGCTCAATGCAGCCCACCCGAACTTCTCCGGCGGCACCTGGCAGAACAAGCTGTCCGTGGACAGCGCACTGTCGCAAGCGGCCCTGGAAGACATGCTCATTCTGATGATGCAAGCCAAGGACGACAAGGGCTACATCGAGCCGCTGATGGGCGAGAAGCTGGTCGTGCATCCCTACAACAAGTTCAACGCAGACCGCATCGTCGGCACTACGAAGGCTGTTGGCAACAACAACAACGACATCAATCCGATCAACGTGCAGAATCTGCTGAGCGGTGGTGTTGTGGTTTGCCCGTACCTGGCTTCGACCGGCCCGTGGTTCATCACTACGAACGCTCAAGAAGGCCTGATCTGGCAAGAGCGCGAAGCCTTGGACATTTGGGAAGACAATGATAGTGACACGCGTAACTTCAAGGTTGGCGCATATGAACGGTATGCTTTTCTTTGGGTTAACCCCCGTGGCCTGTTCGGGTCCAACGCTGCGTAAGTAGTGCCAATTTCAGGCCCGTATTACTAATTAATAATACGGGCCTGAAACCCACCCCCTTTCTCTCAAGGAACTACCCATGTCAGCTCCCGATTCCCTTACAACTCGTATGCCCAACGGCGTCACGAATGCTGCGCCCTACCAGACAATGGCGGCTGCGGGTATTCCTGACCCTTCCTGGGCACACGTTTACCATAACGACTTCGACACCTACGCTGCAGGCGACTGGACTGTCACGAAAGTCGGCACCGGCACCGTGGCACTTGCGGCTGGCGACGGCGGGCAACTGCTCGAAACCACGACCACAGGCGCAGCGGATGCCTTGTACAACCAGCTGACCATCGCGGGTTTTAAGCTCGTCGCAGGCAAGGATACGTTCTTCAAATACGCCGGCACGCTGTCCGACGTAACGAATGATGTGTTCTACGCAGGCCTGATTGCGCAATCGGCTACCCCGTTGTCTGCCAACGACGGCGTGTTCATCAGCAAGCCCACTGGAGCAGCTGCACTGCAGCTCAACCTGGTCGTTGGCGGCACCTTGACGACTGTCGCATTTCCAGCGGCTGCCGTACCAGTGGCTGCAACGCAGTTCGAAGTGGGCTTCCACGTCGACTACCTGGGCAACGTCGAGGCGTTCTTCAACCCTGGCACCGGCGCCGATTGGCAACAGCTCGGTCCGAACAGTAACAACGCAACGTTGCTGGGTCGTGGTCGTGTCGCCGCTATCCAAAATGCTGCAATCTCTGGGGGCCTGACACAAGTCAACCTGACCCCCTCGTTCGGCATCTTGAACAGCACCGGTGTTGCTCGCACTCTGACGACTGACTACATCACTGTAGCCCGTAACCGCTAACCCCAGGGGACCACATGGCTAATTCTGTAAACACTCAGATTGTCCAGGATGGTCCCCGCAATGTGGTTGTGAAGATTGAAGGTATCCTGGATACTTCCGACCTCGCTTCTACAACTGCGGTGGACCCATCGCTCTTGGCCGGTATGGACAACACGGGGCTGGTGAAGGCACTCGATCTGATCGTGGACCGCATCCAGTTCAGTGTTGAAGACACTTTGGAAGTTCGCCTTGCCTGGGATGCCACAACACCCCAGCGCATGGTGGAACTCCAGGGCCGCGGTACCGAAAAGTACGAGCGCTTCGGGGGACTGACGAACAACTCTGGGGCAGGGCGCACCGGGAAGATTCTCATTTCCACGCAAGGCTGGGCAGCTTCGGCAATCCTGTCATTCACCCTCATTTTGACCTTGAAGAAGCAAGGCACTCTGTAGTAATATAGCAGTATTGTCGTAACCTGGAGCACGCAATGGCACCAAAACCAAAGCAAGCGGCTGCGAAGCCAACTCCGGTGAAGCCACAGTCGCGGGCGCAGTTGGGGAAATCCCTGGCTGCGCTCGCCGGCTTGGCGTCGCCGCAAAAGCAAAAACTCCCTGGCGGTAAGAAGTAATGAGCACGTCAGGAACTTATGCCTTCCAAATGCAGGCCACGGACCTGGTGCAAGCCGCGCTTCGCCAGACCGGGCGGTATGCTTCGTATGACACAATCCCGACTGCGGATACAACGAACGTCATGCAGGCGCTTAATCTGATTCTCAAGGCGATGGCGCGGAATCAGAAGCCGCTGTGGTGCGTGCAGCGAGTCGCGGTGCCACTGGTGGCAGGGACTGCTAGCTACAACCTGGCCACCATTGCTGGCATGCCACGGCCCCCACGGATACTGTTCGCCTACATCCGGGACAGCGTCGGGAATGACGTGTCCGTGACGATCCTGGCACGGGATGACTATAATACCTTGGGGCAGAAGGCTGCGTCTGGCGTGCCGAATCAGGTCTACTACGATCCGCAGTTAACCAATGGCTCGCTGACAGTGTACAACGTCCCTGCCGACAGCACCCACACTTTGTATGTGGACATCCAGCGCCAGATCCAAGACGTCAACCTCTCAACAGACAACCTGGACTTCCCCCAGGAAGCCTTTCACATGCTGAAGTGGTGCCTGGCGGATGAAATCGCCCTCGAATACCTCACCCCTGCCGACATGCGAGCTGAGATCGCCCGCAAAGCCGGCATCGCCTACACGGCGTTCTTCGAGGAAGAGCGGGAAGAAGCCTCCACGAACTTCACCCCCAGCGAAAGGATGCGGTAATGGCCGGCTCTCCCGCGACTTATGAAAACATCAAGGAAGTCCCGCTGGTGGCGAAGTTCAGCCCGCGGGATTACACGCTGACGCAAGATGCGATCATGAAAAACGTGACCATCGAGAAGGAAGATGATGGCCCATATGCGCTGAAGCGCCCGGGGTTGGCAGCATATGCAGCTACGACGGGGATTACAAACCCGTACTTCGGTGGATGGGTCGTGGCTGGAACGACAACATGGGCGATTTTCGGGAAGACTCTCTGCGGCGTGGCGTCAGGGAGTCTTTCAGGGACTACTTTGAACGCCCCCGGACAGGCTTCCATCGGCCGCTTCCGTTGCATATACCACACCCCCCAGCAAGTACAAGCTTTTGCCGCCTTCCAGCCAGAATTGAACTACGTCTACACCTACGGGCGCGCCGGGAACGCACTGGAATACTTCAACGTCGAGACGAACTATGCGGTGCAGTACGTATTGACCCCGAGTTTGTGCATACTGGATAATACCTGGTATGCTCTGGATGTATCCGGACGGATTATCAGTTCCGGCATCGGCGACATCACGACCTGGCCGGCTCTGAATTTCCTGCAAGCAGATGCTGCCATTGGGGATGCAGCTTGCATGGTGCGGCATTTGAGCTATCTGCTAGCCTTTGGCACTTTGGGCATGGCCGCGTACTACGATGCTGCAGTTTCGCCAGGCTCTCCATTGGCGCTTGTCCCGAATGGGATTTTTGCTGTCGGCATGCCGGCATTGGCTGGGTGGACCGCAGTTGCCTATGATGATACCTTATACTGGCTTGGAAATGGGGACGAAGCGGGGTTCGCGGTCTACCGTATGACAGGACTGGCCGTTGAGAAAATCTCCACACCTTCTGTTGAGCGGGTGCTGGAGTTCTATGCGGCACAGTGCGATTCAGATCGCGGAAGCCTGCTGACAAGCCGTCTGGCCGACCCGAAAGGTTCTGTGTTCATGTCGGGCGGGCATATGTACTATATGCTGACGTTTCCGTCATACACCAACGCATCGTCAGTCGCCAAAGCCGGTATCACCTTGGTTTTCGACATCGGCGCTGGCGAATGGCTCTGGTGGACGCAGGTCGTAGGCGGTGTGGAGAAGGAAATGCAGATCGCTGACGTTCTGTACACGAACTATGGTGGGGCAGGTGTCCTTGCTGCTGACTACAAGACCGGCGCTATTTACAAGCTCAACCAGTTCACCTACCAAGACAACGGCCAGCCGATCAACGTCATGATCCAGACCGACCTTTGGAACTGGGGCAACCAACGCACCAAGCTCATCGCGGCCACCTACCCCCTTCTGGACACAGTTAACACCACCGTGGCCTTGTCCTGGACGGACAATGACTACCAGACCTTCAGCACGCCGCAAATCATCAACACCAGCACGGCCAAGAAGCAACTAATCCGTTGCGGCAGCACGGTGCAGCGCGCTTGGCAGATCACCCACACTGACAATACCCCAATGCGATTTTACCAGTTGGAAGTTGAAGTCATCCCCGGAGCGCTGTAATGACACCGAATCATGTGTTTTCACCGACTGGTGCGCGGGAAGTGTTCATCGCACGAGGGGAAAAGGTCGAGAGTTTTGGGCGCGCATTAAGGATTGATAATGCGCGTGCAGAACCCCAATGCCACGAGGTCAGTGTCGCGTTCATGCGGGAGCACATCGCGCCGAAGCTCTTCCAAGCCCATTGGGCTGAAGTCGCACAGGATAAATCCTGGGGCGTCGACATCAACTGGGAAGCCTACTACGGGCTGGAAGCCTCCAAGATGCTCCACATCGTCGCACTGTTCGTCGAAGAACAAGTCGTCGGCTACTTCATCTTCATCGTCATGCCGGCGCTGCATCACCAATCCAAGCGTCTCGCGAGCAGCGACATGTTCTACATCCTGCCAGCCTACCGCGCCAGATACGCCGTGCGGCTCTTCCGGGCAGCGGAAACCTTTGCGCGTACCGCTGGCGCGGGCAAAATGTACCTGTCGTTCAAGATCTACAAAGACATTGCACCTTTAACCAAACGACTCGGCTTCTCCGCGGTTGAGACAGTCGTAGTGAAATCTCTGGAGTAACCATGGCTGACGTCCTTTCTAGTATCGCAGGCCCAGTGCTGACTGGTGTCCTGGGGAGTGCCCTTGGTGGCGGCTCCAACAAAAACGGCGCTGACGCTGCGGCAGCCGCAGATCCCTTTGCCCCTCAACGCGGGCAGTACCAGACGCAGCTCTCGAACCTGATGTCGAATCCGTCGTCCTTCCAGATGACGCCTGCGGCACAAGCCACCGAGCAGCAGGGCATGGATGCGATGTCGGCACAGATGGCTGCACGAGGCCTTTCAAGCAGCGGCGCAGAAAAAGCCGCTCTCACGCAATATGCCACCACAGCCGCCGGCGCGGACTACCAACAGCAAATCCAAGACCTCATGACGATGTCTGGCGCCACGACCGGCAGCCCCGCTGCGGCTGGCCAAGCCATTGCCCAAGGCTCTGCCGCAAGCAACACCTCCACCGGCACGTTCGCCAGCACCTTGTCCAATGCCCTGCAGGGCAGTTCGATGGGGAATTGGCTCAGCGGGGTTTTTGGCAGCTCCGCAGGCGCTGGCGGCACCGGCCTTGCGGGCTCTATCGGCATGGACGCGACTGCTGGCAGCAGCCTCACTGCAGGCGGCCTCGGCATCAGCGGCATGGGTGGGTCGGCGGCAGGCCTTACTGGCGGTAGCCTAGACCTCGGCAGCCTTGCCACTGTCGCTGACGTCGCAGCTCTATAAGGAACAATCATGGACTTTGGAGCAGTAATGTCAAACATCGCCAACGCCGGTGGGCAGGCTATGATCGCTGGCGCAGAGCAGGAACAACGCCAAGCTAGTGCCGATGCCTACCGGGCGGAGGCACAAATGAAGCAGATGTCGGCCTTGGCGATGAAGCAGGAACTTGCTGACCGCAAGGGGTTTCAGTCTGACATGCAGGGGATTACCAAAGAGTTCCTGCAAGGGCAGAAAACCACTGACGACCTGATCCGCTATAACAACGTCGCGGCTTCTGAGGCGATGGCGCATAATCAATTCGATCTGGCGAAGCAGTACCAATCCTCGGCATCTGCCCTGGCGACGGAAAAGCGCACGGAACAAGAGACCGCGGTCAAGCAGCACCAGGCACAGGAAGAGCTCGCGGGCAATGCTGCGGTGGACTTCGTCACTAACCCGACGCCGGAAGCAGCGGCTGAGTTGTCCCGTCAAGCCACCTTGGCTGGCATCAAACTCCCATTCTACAGCCAGGACAAAGAGGGCTTCATGAATGCTGCGAAGTCGCTGCAGCGCATGGGGAAGAACGGAGAAAAGTACCTGGAGCATCTGGACAAGCAGGAGCAGCTCAAAGCCGACAACGATCTCAAAGTTGCCCGGGAAGCCTCGATTGAGAACGAACGACTGGAACGTATCCAACGTATTGCCTCCGAGCGTGACCGTGACGCAGCCCTGATCAGGCACTATGGTCGTGAGGATGCTGTTGCACAGGCCCGGCTGGAACTTGCTCAGAAAAAAGCAGCTACGGAAGACCCAGCAACCTACGGCAACGTCAGCACTCCGGAGCAGCTCGCTGCTTTCGAAGCCCACATCAACGCAGGTGCCCGCTCTGTCTCGCAGCGAGTCTCCCGTGCGGAGTTGCAAAGCACTCTGGCCCAGGTCGCCCCAGAACACCGCACTGCGCTCGACACGCCAATCTCCGTGCAGAAGGTCGGCGGAGCCATCCAACTGATCAAGCAGTCCGAGGCGATTGCGAACTTCGTGGAAGCTCACGGCGTAGACACCGGCTTCAAAGGCAAATTGCTGAAGAAATTCGATTCCCTCGGCATGACTTCCGAGGACAAAATCACTGGTGATGTGCTCAGCTCCGCCGTCGGTAGCCAAGAACTCGGCAAAATGGTCCTGGACTTTGCCAATGACTATGCGCGATCTGTGCGGGGCGGCCCGAACCCAGTCGCTACCGTGTCGGAACTCCGCGCTGCAATGTCCACATTCGGTGAAGAAGGCATGTCTCCGAAGGCAACTGCCAAAGTCTTTCGGGACTTCGCCCGTCACACCAAGGACCGCACCGAGGACACTTACTTCGGCGGCGAACCGGCAATCACGATCAAGGGTCACGAGGACCCGAATGCGCCAAAAAGCACAGTTGCCGCACCGTTGCCCCCTGACGTCGCAGCGGCTTTGGCTAAGTACAAAAAATAACCAGGTAATCCTATGACTACTGATGCAGACCTGCAAGCAGCCTTCATGGCCGCACACCAAGCTGGGGATACGAAAGCTGCTGAGACTCTCGCCGGAGCTATCCGGCAACGTCAGATCGAAGCCGGCGCGCAGAAAACCCCAGACGAAGTCGCTGCGGGCATTCCAGATACCCGCAAGGCCTCTCCTGGAATGTCATCCGCCCGCACTGGCGTGGCCACAGCTGAGGGGGCAATCGGCACTGTGCTGGCTGGCCCGATCATGGAAGCTGGCGGGGAGGCCTTGCGGCGTGCGGGGCAATCGGCTTCGGGCCTCCCTGGCATCGGCGGAGTGCTTGGGCGCGGCGCTCAGGCTGTCGGTGGGGGGCTGGAAGTCGCGGGCGCCGCGTTGCAAGCCGCGCAGTCCACCAAAACTGCCGCAATGGCGACAGCGGCACTCGGCGGGCTTGCCGCAGGGGCTGCTGAAGTCGCTGGGCAAGCCGTGGAAGCCAACGGCGGCGCGCAATCAACTGCTGACATGACACGCATGGGCGTGTCGATGGGGCTGCCCCTCGTGGGCTCTACGCTTGCGGTAGCTCCTCGCTTGCTGGCCAAGGTCGTGCCAGAAGCCATGCGCCCGGCTATTCAGGTTCTGGGCAAGGTCTTCGAAGGCACTGCGCTCTCCGCAAATGCCGCGCTCAAGAAGCTCCGTGGGATGTCGGATATGCCGATGCACACGCTGCACAAGCTTCTCGGGGACGGTGTAGCTGCGTCCGAAGCGGCCCAAGAGAAAATCCTGCAAGCCCGCCTCCAAGAAGCCTACAAAATCGCCTCCCGCGACCCTACCAAGGGAGAACCTCTGGTTGAAGCTGCCAAGGCCGAGGCGACCAAGGTCCGCGCTGGGGCGAAGGAACGCGCCGCGATCCTGGAAAAGGCGACGGAAGGTCAGACCAAGATGGCGGACTCCATCCTCAAAATGGCCGAACCTGCTCGCCAAAAGGTCGCTGCTACCCCAGCTAACCCGACACAGCAAGGTGAACGCCTGCAAACTGCAATCGCAAAAGCCAAAGCTACGGAAGAAAAAGCTCTCAAGGACTCCGACACACCACTCCGCCAGACCCGGGATGACTTAGTAAAGATGAAAGCCGACGCTGGTGTGTTCCCGAACGACCTGCCGTCAATGAAGGCCTATCGGACGCAGCTAGAGGCCAAGACTCTGGAGACCAAGCGCGGCCAAGCTGCTGCTGGAGGCCAGGCCAGTGCGACGGAAAAGAGCGTTCGTGGGGCGTATCAGCGAATCTCTGATGCCCTGAAGAATCAGCGAGTGCAGACGAACGTGGCGGAGACTCTGGCCAACCCAGACGCATCACCAACCTACCAGACCTTCAAAACGAACTTCGAAGCCATCGACCATGTGGTGCGGAAGCTCGGCGATGCCGCCTTCAAAGGGGAGGACAAGGAAGGCTTCGGGGCGCTGGGGCAGAAGATCGCTCGTGAGGAATACTACAAACTGCGTGCGATTCAGGAAGAATACGTCGGGGAAAGTGGCGGCGGGAACGCCCAGAAAGCTCTCAACGACAACTATTCTGCAGGGCTGAAGCGTCAAGAGCAGTACGATAAGCGGGTGTCCCATATGGCACTGAACCCAGACCAGTCGTCCACGGCCGTTCCGGGGGCTTTCTTCAAGAGCCAGCAAGGCGTGCGCGACTTGAAAGCCCTCGTCGGAGACCCTGCTGTTGTGCAGCAAGCCGGCTATGACTATGCCGCGACTACGCTGTATGGGAAAAAGGCCTCGCAGGTTAAGCAATGGCTGACTGACCCCAAGACCAAGGAGTGGGTCCAGGAGATTCCTGGTCTACAAGAGCGCCTGGAAGGGTACGGAAAGCAGCTCAAGGCCATTGAAGACACCGCGGAACGCACCCAGATAGCAGCTGCGGCGCATCAAGCCTCGCGGGAAAAGCTGCCAGGGCAAGCCGAGACGACTGCCATGAAGCTCGTCGGGGACGCAGAAACGGCTGCACGAGCAACGTACAAGCAGGAAGGCGCAGCCCTAGAGGCATCTGCAAAGGCTGACCGCAAGGCCGCGACCGACATGGCACAGAAAATCGTAGCGGATAAGCTCCCGACGGCTGCGATGCGGAAGCTCTTGGGACCACAGACGAGCCCTTCGGTGCTTCGGGAAGCCTCTAAGTACATCGCAGGCACGCCCGGAGGTACCAAGGCTGTCATTAACAGCCTCCGGGAGATCGCAGCAGACATGCCCGCAGAGCAGCTGATGGGGCACTGGAAGTCGCACCTGGAGCCGGTTGTCCGGGAGCTGGGGCTGGCGAAGTCCCCAGAAGCGGCGGCACTTTACAAGGACATTCAAGCCGTTGTGGCCTCCAACCAGCCGCAGCATCTGAAATTCCTCATGGCGAAGCTGGTACGCGCGATGGGTGTGGGGGCAGGCGGTGTGGCAGTGAGTCGTGCAACAAAAGAGCTGCAGAGGCAATAACCAAGTTTTTCGAGTCTACGCCGTTTTCCGCAGCCACTCTCTTGACAAGTAAAGGATACAGCATATAATAATACCAGGGTATTCGGTATTAGCCACCGGCAGGTCAATACAGCTGCGGCGCTAGGTGTTGTAGCTAGGGTGGGCTGGGAATTGTAGGGGGCTAGCTTGGAGGTTTGGCGGTGAGCTGGGGGTGGGCGGGAAATTGCGGATGTTCTAGGCGCGCATTATTAATTAATAATACGGGCCTAGAACTCGCCGACCGACCGACCGACCAGCGCCGCTGTTATAAGAAGCAACAGCTAGTAAGAGCAGCCAGCGGCTTGCTCGTTCACGGCGGCGGCGGTACTGTTGCGGCAGCTGCTTCTTATAACAGCGCCGCCGATGCCGGTCGCCGCGTGAGCGGGGCGCCACTTGTTCGCTCTTGCCCCTGCCGCGCTGTTAAAACAGTAACAGTTCGCCCGTGGCAGCTCGCAGCAACATGGGGGCACCCCGCCTACGTCGGCGCTGTTATAAGAAGCAACAGTTAATTATTGCTGCTCTGGCCGTTGCTGTTGTAGTGCGACAGCCCCGTGGTGCGCTGGTGGCCCGCCATCTCCGATGGGGCGCCTCTTCTAACAAGGAACACTTCTATGAAAATTCTCCTGATCGACGCAATCGCCTCTTACGTTGACTTTGCAATGCGCTGTGAAGCCGCTGGGCACGAAGTCCGCGTCTTCATGGGGCCGGACCCGAAGGGGGCACGGCATCCTGCAGGCGACGGGCTCGTCACGAAGGTCTCGGAATGGCAGTCCTCGATGAAGTGGGCAGACCTCATTTGCACCTCTGACAACACCAAGTACGTCAAGGAACTGGAAGGCTATCGCAAGGCCGGGTATCCCATTTGGGGCTGCAACGTGGACTGTGCGTCCTGGGAGTTGCAGCGCGACGTTGGTGTTGACATCTTCGAAGCCTGCGGGATCAAAACCATCCCGTCGATGCTCTTTAAGAACTACGACGAGGCAATCGCGCACCTGGACGCAAATGCTGACAAGCGCTATGTCTCCAAGCCTCTTGGCGACGCCGACCGGGCACTGTCTTACGTCAGCAAATCGTCGCGCGACCTGCGCTTCATGCTCACGGAATGGAAAAAGCACGCCCCCAAGCACCCCTTCATCTTCCAGGAATTCCACGGCGGCATCGAAGTCGCAGTCGGTGCATGGGTCGGTCGCAATGGCTTCGGTCGCTGGTGCCTGGAGAACTTCGAGCACAAGAAGCTCATGAACGATGACATCGGGCCGAATACAGGCGAAATGGGGACGGTAATGAAATACGTTCCGATTACTGATTCGCTGCTGGCACAGAAATTGCTCATGCCGTTGGAGGCGGAATTGATCCGTCAGGGCTACACCGGGTACATCGACGTGGCTGTGATTATTGATAAGAAGGGCAATTGCTGGCCGCTGGAGTTCACCACTCGCCCTGGCTGGCCGTTGTTCCAGATCCAGCAGGTGCTGCACCGTGAGCCAGTCCAATGGATGCTCGACGCCATAAACGGCACGGACAGCTTCGAGCCGTACCCGGATGTCGCGGCGGGGCTTGTTGTCGCGATCAAAGACTTCCCTTATAACTTCATGCCGCGCGAGGCTATGAGTGGCTTCCCAATCTGGGGCTTGGGGAGCAGCAATCGCTACTTCTTCCACCCGGCAGAGATGATGCTCGGCGCCGCGCCGGAACTGGAAGGCGGAAAGCTGGTGCAAATCCCCATGATGGTCTCGGCAGGTTCGTACATGGGGGTTGTGTCTGGCGTTGGGGAGGGGGTTGAGGCTGCCGTGGAGCATGCTTATCACAACCTAGGGAAGCTGGAGTTCGCTAACAGCCCGATGTACCGGACGGACATCGGAAAGCGTGTGGTCAAACAGCTGCCGGAACTGCAAGCAATGGGCTACATGACAGCCTGGGAGTTGTAACATGCCGCAACCAGTTAAGTTGTCTGCTGTCGGAAACCTCTCGGATACTGTCGGCCATACCCGGTGGTTGGAGCAAGTGCAGCAAAGCGTGAATGTGCTGGGGGCTTCCCGCGGCTACGATCAGGTCACACCAACAACCGGCTTCACCCACACGATCCCGAATGGCACTGGCCGGACGCTGCTAACCCCTGCGGGCACCCTCGCCACCGGAACTGTCACCCTCCCCGCGCAGGCCAGCGATGGCTTCACCCAGGCGATCCTGTCGACTCAAACAGTCACAACATTGACAGTCGCGGCCAACAGCGGCCAAACTATCGTCGGAACCGCGAGCTTTACGCTGTCCGCAGGCACAGAGGCTTTGTTCTTTTATGTGGCTGCGACGAGTACTTGGTATCGGCAGCGGTAGGTGAAGGCTGCGGCGGTCGGTGGGTGGTTTTAGGCCCGCATTATTAATCCTTAATACGGGTGCAAAACTAGGGAGGTTTTATGGGCAGTGCGGATCGCTATGCAGATGGTGAGTGGAATTTTTTCTGCGACCTGTGCGGACGGAAGGAGAAGTCCTCCAAGGGCGTCAAGACATGGGATAATCACTATGTCTGCATGAAGCACAAAGAGGTTCGCAATCCGCAGGATTTTCTTCGCGGTGTGAAAGACGACCAGACTGTGCCTTGGGCGCGCACCGAACCAGCCGACACATTCATTGCAACCTCCGGCTCCGCGATCACGGATAGCTTCAGCAATTACCTCCTCGCCACTGATGGCACCCCGATCTTAACCGTAGGAATCTAGCATGGGACAACAAGGGACTTATCCAATCGGCAGCCGTGTGGTTGCGCTGACGGACACACTGACAGGTGTTGTCACAGGCGTGACCGCGGATGTGCCAGTGTCGGCGTTGGCGTCGGTTGTCGCGATGCTGGCGGGGAATCAGACACTTGGCGGTGTGAAGACCTTCTCATCGCCGCCGGTGTTTTCTTCCACACCAGTGACCACAACCCCGCAAAGCATGGTGCGTGTTGCAAGCCCCAACGGCTATGGCAGCACAAACACCAAGATCGCACGGTTCCTGACGACGGTGCTGGCGCAGGGTGCGGATATTACCTATGCGGATAGTGCCACGCTTGGAGGGAGCTTCACTGTTGCGACCGCGGGCGTGTATTCGATACAGCTCAACGGCGCCGGACCTTTGGGCATGCACTTGGGCATCAGCCGCAACACAACGCAGCCCACAGTGGATGTGCTGAGTCTCACGAACCCGCTAGAGTGCATCGCGTCTGCCCAAGTCCCCGTCGCGAACTACCAAACCGCCACAGGCCAGACAATGTTCCTATCCGCTGGCGATGTGATCCGCGTCCACACTGATGCCCAAGCCCTCGTCAACAACAGTTATTGCCAATTCACCATGACTCGCCTGGCGTAAGCCTCGGCTTTTACCAAGAGGAACCTTTCAAATGTCGAATCAAAATGCCCCTGCGGGGCTGCAACCAGTCTCGACGATCCACGGCAGTGCCTGGAACGGTCAGACGCACCTGTATTACATCCCGCAATCGGATGGCAATGCTTACTTCATCGGCGATGTGGTTAAAACAGTCGCTGGTGCCGGGGATGGGCAAGTCAACGGCGTGTCGGTGTTGGCCGTGCCGGAAGTAGTCAAGGTCGGGACTGGTGCTACGCCGCGTGGGGTGATTGTGAGTATTGTGGCAGATCCGCTGGAATTAAATGTCCGCACGATCCCAGCTACGAAAACCCGTGGGTACTTTGTGAATGTGGCAGATGATCCGGCGCTGGTGTTTACGGTGCAAGCGGATAACACCGGGGCGCTGGCTGCGACGGCGATTAGTCAGCTGGCGGATTTGAACGTGCAGCCAGGTGCCGGCGGGTTTGGGCTGAGCGGCACGATGCTGGCGACAGCGACGATTGCAGGAAGTGGCACGCTGCCACTGCGGATCTTGGGTGCAGCTTCCGGGGATCTGGGGGCATATGCACGGTTACTGGTTTGCTTTAACCTGCATGAGCTGGCGCCGGGGAACCCAGCCAGTGCCATGAACTGGGCTGCTCCAGGGGCGATTGGGGCTACGACTCCGAACACGGGTGCGTTTACTACTTTGAGCGCGAGCGGGAATCTAACTGCTACCAATGGCTCGATCAATTTGGGGCAAATTGGCGCTGGAGGCGTTATTGGTTTTGGCTCTGGATCGGATGCAAATGCCTTAACGTATCACGGAACTGGTTTGCGGCTTGGCTATGTCAACTCGTCGCAATCAGGGTATGGTGGAACCGCACTTGCTGCAATTTTGAGTAGTAATGGCTCAAATGCGTCTTTGATTGAGGCTCGCGCAGTTGGGGCATCCGGAGGTTTTACTGTAGGCACGGATGTCACCGGAATGAATGCTGTATTCGCTTTGGCAAATTCTTCCGGAACACCAGTTATCCAAGGGTCATCCACTGGCCTCGCCGTAACCGGAGCGCTGAGCGCGACAGGCCCAATCCAAATGCCTGTTTACACGGTCGGCACACTTCCTGTCGCAGGTACTGCCGGGCGTCGTGCTTTGGTAAGCAATGCCCTGGCTCCCGTATTTGGGTCGGCAGTGGCTTCAGGCGGGGCCGTGACAATTCCGGTCTTTGACAACGGCACAACCTGGATTGTAGGATGAAACGCCTAATCGCCGCACTACTTCTGTCCGCATCGCTGACCCAAGCGGCCACGGTGGCGGAAGTCGCCGCAAGCCCGGAGACCTTCGCTGTGTGCAAGGCAGTAGATGTCGCCAGCACGATGTACATCATCAACAGCGGCATCGGCTACGAAGCCAACCCCATTGTGGCGCAAAGCCTTACTTGGGGGTTGGGCTACCTGCCATTGATCGCGGCTTCCTATGGTGTGTACCGACTGCTGACTTACACCAACAACCCAACTGTAACTATGATGGCTAATGGCGTCACTTGTGGCGTCGCATTTTCCAATCTCTTATTGTTGAAGTGACCTAGCCCATGTCTGAATCATCTATTGTTGAAGCCTCGCTATTCGCCCTCACAGGGCTTTTTATTGTCCTGTGGTATTTGTTGCAGCAAAAGGATGCGAAGCAGCAAAAGGATATTGAGTTGCTTTGGCTGAAGCATGATTCGGATGTGAGTGAGCTGCAGCAACTGAAATTGCAAATCGCAAGCCAGCATTATGTGAAGGCGGAGCTGGACCAGAAGTTTGACCGAATGGATGCCACGATGAAAACAGGGTTTGAAATCCTGAGCGCCAAAGTGGATAAGTTATCGGACGTGCTGATTAATCATTTTAAAAAGGATTGACGAAAATGAAAACGTATGAACAAGCGACTGGGCGGCTGTTGGCTGCTGATGGTACGGTGCTGGCAGTGGGGTATGCCGGAGGGAATTGTGGCAGCAATCCCGAAGGCAAGAACAACCCCGACATGCAGGATCAGCATTCCATCGGCCCGCTGCCTGTGGGCATCTACACCTTCACCGAGCACGAGGACAGCCCGAAGCTGGGGCCGTTTGCGATCATCCTGGTGCCGGATGCTTCGAACGAAATGTTTGGCCGGGCCGACTTCCGCATGCATGGGGATAGCATAGCGCACCCAGGCTGTGCGAGTGAAGGCTGCATCATCATGCCGAGGGCCGTGCGCGAGCAGGTGTTTGCGGATGGGGAAGCAATTCAAGTCGTAGCGGGGGTGTAAGATGGCTGATCTGACAGGTATTGGTACTGCGGTCACGGGCGTGAAGGATATTCTCGGAATGTTCTTCCCGGACAAGACCGAGGAAGAAAAAGCGAAGATGTCGCAGGCGCTGACGATGTGGCAGGATTTGCAGCATGCGCAGGATTTGCAGGCGCAGGCGAATGTTGAGGAGGCGAAGCAGCCTGGGATGCACTTCCGGGATGGTGCTGGTTGGGTCTGCGTGGTGGGGTTGGCAGTGAATGTGCTGAAGCCGTTGGTGGAGTGGGCTGCTGTGGGCTTGGGGCACCCGGTAACGCTACCGGCTGTGGCCACGTCAGTGACGGATTCGATGCTGTACGGATTGCTGGGGCTGGGGAGCATGCACGCGGCACCAGCGATTGTAAGTGCGGTGCGGGGTAACTGATGCTGCGGGTACACCGGCCAGCAGTGAGGGCTTCAGGTAAGGTGCATGTGGCCCCGAAGCCTGGTATGCGGCATGTGGAAGTGATTGCGCATGCGGGGCTGGCAGGGAAACCGGAGCGTGGATTTGTGACCAGCGAAGGGGAGTTTGTCGGTCGTGAGGAAGGCGCGCGGATTGCGATAGCGGCTGGGCAGGTTCCTGATACGGTCACGAGGTTACACTCGGAAGACCTGCCGGAGTATAAGAAACTGCACCGGGGGCGGTAGGTTTCAGGCCCGCGTTATTAATTATTAATACGCGCATGTAATGGGTAAACGGGCGATTATTTCCATGCGGGTAATGCGATGATAGCACCAATAAAAATGCCCCGGCAAACGTCGATTGTGACGCATTGCCGGGGCATTGTCGCATGGGCCGTTCGGTGCCGTGGGTACTCTCATTTTAGGCCCGTATTACTAATCCTTAATACGGGCCTAAAACTTACCGGCAATCCCCCCAGCTCTGCGTCGATGTGGCAATCCCCACAGGAATCACCAGCGGCTCTGCATACGGCAGGGGGATCTCGCTGCACTTTACAATATCCCGCAGCCGGGCATCGCCTTGCACGGTAGGGAACTGACCAACAAGAGAATCATGTACCTGCAACAATACTTCCACATCTGGCAGTGTCTCGTCGATTGCCACATACGCGCGGTTAATCAAACATGCAACGGTGGACTGCGGTATCCACGCTACTGCTTGGTTAAAGATAGTGCCTTCAATCCGGTCGAAGAAGTATGTGCGATAGCCGAAGACGTTCTGGACGAAGTGGCGTTTCGATACCTGCGCTTTGATGTCGTCCTGCCATTTTTTGATTTCAGGTGCTAGCTGGAAGTACCACTTCTGGATACGCTCAGTTTCATGAACCAGCAACCCAATGCGAGGCGCGATACCGTCGGCAGTTCCGAGGTAGTTCGTGCCGTGACAGAGTGACTTAAACATTGCGTATTCCCGGGGGTGCGAGGCCTTAGTCATCGTGTTGTCGTGGTAGTATTCCCGCATCACTTCGATGTAAGGCTTCCGCCCATTGCGGAAGTGGTCCTTCATCCACTCACAACCAGACTCCCAAGTCACAATCCGCAAATCCGCACTGTCCAAGTCAATATCAAACATGGTCATGCCAGTGTCTGGGATGTACAAATTCCGCACATTTGGCAAGTCCAGTCCCTCGTCTTCAGTCTCCCCCCCTTTGGG